CTGTATTGTTAAAGTTCCAGCTTCTACTTGACGCATGATTTCTGCGTAGTGGCGGTTGCCAGCAGCGAGAGGGATAGATAAATCTTGACCGTCTATTGTTGCATTGATGCAAACATTTTCTTCCTCAAGGGCAACATACTGTGCTGCTGTAATAATCATCTCATTCATAACTTATAACTCCGCATCCGCTGTATAATGATAGCGATAAGCAACACCAGTTGTTGTGCTTGCGCCAATAGTAAATCTCAAGTGCCTGTCAGGGCCAACTTCATAAGAACTAAAAGTTCCTGTTGACTTGTTAGTTCCATCTAGCTCAGCGAAACCAGTTATGGTCATTGTCGGGGAATCTCTTTTTGTAACCATAAAATTTGGGCCAGTAATTACATCAGAGCCAGAATTATCCAAAGCAACGCCCATATGTTTATTGCTATTACTTGCAGTGCCATCAGGATAAGAACTGCTCTCGTAGTATCTGCGACACAAAGCCAACTCTTCACCATAGCTGCGATGCTCAAATTCCGTGGCTACTGTGCCGACTTCGAGTTGAACGCCTGTGATGTAGAACTCGTTGCTGGTGCTATCAAGAAGATTAACCTGACCAGTTACAGACCTAAATAAAGCATCGGCTGTCCAGTCACGATTACCTGAAAGTATATCATCTGGGCCAGTAGAAAGATGCCAAATAATCCTTGCGCCAACCAAATTATTATCGGCAAAAGCTGCTCCTGCTGTATCGGGATTTATTGTGATTGTTTTCTTTTCCCAAGTATTAGAGGAGCTGATTGTGTAAGAATTAGTAAAATTTCTACTGTTGCTGTCGAGTTTAAATTGACAACCATATGTTCCCGTTTTATTAGACTTTACCCAAAAAGATAAAACTACATATTTACCAGAAGAAGACCCGTAATTTAGGTGTGTTAAATCTTGACCTTCTATAAAATATTCAAGAGTAGCATTGTCACTTGCGGATGGCGTTGCTGTTGCCTGTACATCTATTTTAAGTGAGTTCGCAAAGTCAGTAGGTGCATCAGAACTCTGGCTTACGTCAACATCAAAGTTATAATTAGACCCTCTGCCAATCTTAAATCGGTCTAATGTGTAGCCTGTTGTGTTTGTGATAGATATTGAAGTTCCACGCTGCGCCACAGTCATAGCACCATTGATAATCAGGTTGCGCCGCCCAGAGGGGGTGCTGGGGATTTGCGCTAGTTCTCTTGCGTTACTCATTATTCAGCCTCCAGTGCGGTCAAGCGTGTTTCGATGTTAGTCAAGCGTTGCTCGGTAGCCGCACCAACAAAGGCCAGCAGTTCAGGATAGCGGATGCCAAGACGGGTGCGTTCCGTTGCACCTTCTGGTGCTTCTTCGGCTGTGTCGTAGGTGTCCGTGCGGGTGTATGCGTCAGCAGCCTCAACGCCATTTTCTTCGTCAGCTTCAACCGCTGGCACTTCGGTCTGTGTTTCCCACCAAGTCGCTGAAATAAAGAAGGCATAGTCACCAGCGTCCAATCCAGCATCTGTCATAGCTTGCTGAACGTCTTGTGCAATTACGCCAGTGTGTGTTCTGGCTGCATCGCCTTTGGCTTCAACCTTGTCATTCCATTTGAATGTCTTGAACAGTGTGCTGATTGCTTTGGCGGCAGTCATCTCTGCGTCAGTCGGGCTGGCAATCTGTTGCTTCTCGTTTTGGTCAGATGTTTGGATTGTGCCGTTGGTGGCGTAAATGTCATCCCAGCGAGCATTGCTATTGCCTAAGTCTAACGCATTATCTCTATTGCCTCCCGAAGTGGTTGCTGGGCGTAAATCATCATTAACCAACCTAAACCCTGCGCCGCTTGTTGATGCCATATATAGCAAGTTACCACTAGTCCCAATCGACCCGCCAGTTGTGTTGTCGTTTTGAAAACGAACAATCTCACCATCTGTTCCAGTCCGATTAAAAATAGCAGTGTTTGCATTGCTCCCCCCGACAACAGAAATGAAGCTAGCCCCAATTCTTACTCCAGTCGTAGTGTTGTCAGTTACAGTCTTCCCCACCAGCAGATTCCCGCTGTTGTCGATGCGCATGCGTTCTGCGTTATTAGTAACAAAGGCCATTTTAGGTGAACTGCCGCCAGTGTTAACAATTCGGTTATAGCCGTATCCTGTGCGTGGCTGAAAAACAATCTGCGAAATCGCATTATTGTTTCCGCCTGATTGCTCAAGAAATAGAGTTGAACCAACATCCAGTTGTCCATCAGTAGCCGAGCCATCATATGCTGTTCGTTCATCCACTTCTATATGAAGCAAACTACTTGGCGAAGCGCCGATGCCTACGCGATTGTTCGTGCTGTCAACATACAGAGTGTCAGTGTCAACCGTCAGGTCGCCAGACAATGTGGTAGCACCACCGACAGTGACATCTTGGCTAAACTCACCAGAGAAGACAGAGAAGGTATCAAAGTTAAGGACTTCCAGAGTGTCACCAACCGCAGCAGCCTCATCAAGAACAATGCTTGTGCCTGATGTGGCAGTATAGTCAGACTTGTCCAGCTTTACGCCATTCAGGAATACATCGGTAAACTCCGCATCGGTATAGCTTAACGTGCGGTTGTGGTCATCAGTGCCGCTGAACGTAGCTTGACCAGCAGTCGCTGTGTAGATGAAGCGATTGCGAATGCCTGTGCTGGGAGATTTTCCGATATATGCCATTGGCTTTCCTTATGGGGTTTCTTGTGCTGCAACGTGCGCTGCATAAGCAGCAACAACTTCGTCAGTATGCACTGCCGCACATACGGCCTGAACCTCTGCATCTTCGCTGCTGTAATCGTCACCCGCTGAGATAACGTGGCGGTGGTAACTGCGTGACAGCTCCGTGCCATCTTCGCTGACGACTGTAGCGGTGCGAACTTGCACGGCTTTGAACTCGCCTACGATTTCAATTTTGTCTATTACGACTGATTTAGTTAATGCCATTTTTATCTCCTGTGTTTATCGTGGCTGGCTGCCACCTGTCCGACCCGACTTCCAGACGGGTTATGCTGCTTGATATGTTAGGTTAATAAATATAACGGAACTTGCCCCCAAATGATTATGCTGAACCTGCGTATAACTTACGTTTTGGTTACAAGCATAAAATCTTATTGTAGTTGAATTACTATCCGTGTAGGCGGCAACTGCGTCACCGCCGCTATTGATAAACCTGTGCATTAGGCCTTGCGCCGCAACACTATCGTTTTTGACAGTAAAAGGTAGGCCACCAATTTCTACATCATTAGAGCTAGTCCTATCGGTAAATGTTGTTATAGATGCTGTTATATTTACAAGATTACCAACTTTTGTATATCTAGCTCTATTGGAACTGATTGCTCCCTGACTAATAGTCGGCGTCCAAGTGCCTTCCTCATAATCGTCCAGCTTGTTCGCTGAACCCGTGCCGCCGAGATATACGCCGTTCTGAGATGTAATCGCACCGTCAACCGTCAGGTCATCAGTCACAGTCATAGACTGCGATTGCGTTACATCAGTATGGTCAATCGGCTTCTTGCCAGTATAAGCCATTAGCTAATCTCCAAGATAGACAAGGCCACATCAGCAGACGTTGCCGCGCTGCTGGTTACCTTGAGGACGTCTGACGCCTCCATAACAACTTTCTGGTCGCCACCAATAACAACAAGAGAAGAACCAACTGGGATAGGCGCGGCCTTCACAATGTAAATATTGTCACCGTCATTATTCTCAAGCTGCACATCCACAGAGATAGATGAAGCGGTAATGTTAGCAACCGACATTCCGATGATGGTTGTCGCTGTGCTTGACGGGCAGGTGTAAATCGTAGCAGCGCCAGTGCCTACGCCAGTGTCAGTTTCAAGTTTAAATGTATTAGCCATTGTTTACCCCAGTGCGATTGCCAAAGCGACAGCAGTGCCAGCTTGGTCAACGTCTAAATTAGTTCTTGCCGTAGCAGCATCAGAAGCGCCAGTGCCACCATCAGCAACAGCCAAATCAGTAATACCACTAATGCTACCGCCGTTGATTGTAGCAGATGTTATGGTGAGTGTCGCCACAGTTTGACCGCTAATTGAACTAGCAATCTCTGCACCAGTCTGGTCAGCAGTAGCACTAGCTTCAATGCCATCCAGCTTAGAGCCGTCAGTGGCAATGTCTCGCCCATCAACCGTACCGCCAACTGTGATGTTGCCCGTAATGTTAATAGAGCCAGCAGCAGGGCTAGTCAGCGTAACAGTGCCGTCATTTATGTCAGCAAGGTCAGCCATAATCTCACGGAACGCATTGTTCACATGAGATGGATACATCAGGTTTTCACCTAAAGGAACATCCTGAACGTCAGTATTGTTAGCGGCTGTATTGTCGTATTCAGTGATATTTGATTTGGTCATATCAGCCCTCTATCAAGTTTGGGTTACGACCCTCAGCGGCAGCAACCATAATCTCTGTATTTAACTCGTTAGCTTTGACCATCTCGTTGCGGAAACTCTCAATAGCAGCGCCAGTGTGAGATGTCTGCCTTCCGTTTTCTATTAGTAACACAGGTAACATGGACATGGAACAACCCCACTCAGAAATCTCTTCTCCTGTTTGCGGGTGCAGACCGCGAATCTCAATAAACCAAGCGCAGTCCATTTGCTTGCAAGGCTCAAAGTTATTGAGTGGGCAGTTATGCTTGACCTCCAACTTCATGGCTTAGTCTTTCGCTGCGATAATTACATCCACATAGGAGACATCAAGGTCAATGGGTGTGCCTGTAAACGTACCAGTTGAGTTGGGGTGTCCGTGTCCTTGCCCGCCGCCAGCGGTTTGAGAAACAGTAGTACCGCGAGAGTCATTAATGTCATCTGTTGCGGCAACCTTTCGGGGAGAGCCGTCTGGCGAGGATGAGTCAAACAGAGATATGGTGTGACTGTGAGATGGGATTTGAGTAAGCAGCAGCGTGTGTTCAGCAACAGAAACAGAAACAGAGCCAGCAGGTGTTTGGCTGGCAAAGGCTGTCTCAAAGGCTACGCTACCGCCAGTGCCTACAGTGCCGTTTGTAATCCGAAGCGCCTTATCATTATGCGTAGTGTCTTTTGTCCAGCCAGTCGGTGCAGCGGTCTGTTGAAACAACATCTTTGTGCCAGACGGAAAAGCGTCAATAGCAGTGCTGCCAATGGTTGCGGCATCAAAGGACGGAGACACCAGCTTAATAGTACCGTCGTTAATATCAGCCAAGTCAGCCATAACCTCGCGGATGGCGTTGTTAATGCCAGCAGGACTACAGCCCTCGTCGATGTTTTGACCCTGCACATCTGTGTTAGATGCGGCAGTGTTTGCATAATCTCTAATACTATTCTTAGCCATGATTTATTCCTGTCCTAAAAGACCCGACGAAACTGGGACAACTCCGCGCCCAATATTAGCAGAAGTCGAAAACAAACGGCGCACTTGCGGAGCTAACAGTCCCGAATATGCACCACCGACTGCGCCAAGTCCAGCAGCAGCAGGAGCAATGCCAGCAGTCCCTGCAAGGCCCGCAGCACCAACGCCGCCCATAAGCTGACGCGCCTCAAGGAGTGGGCGCGCAATACCGTCACGACCCTGTTCTAGGATTTGACGAGCAGCTAAAACATCTGCCTGACCCTGAAGTTGCCCACGCGCAGCGTCGCGTCGATTCATAGATGCCATGCGTGATAGCTGTTGAGAAGGAGCAAACTCCCCGCCCTCTTTGATGGCAGAAACGCTTGCCCTCTCAATAACAAGCATACGCTTAAACGCTTCGTTTGCATTACGAAGTTTCTTTGCATATTTAGAATTATTTTTCTCTAAAAATCCAAACATGTCTTGCTGAATAGAACGCAAAGCCCTGCCGCGCTCCATGTTCATTGGGTCTGCGCCAAACTTAGACAATTTGTTTGCATCAGAGCCAAGTTTTTTGATTGCCGTGTGAATCTGCCTTCCACTTATGTTGCCATCTTTAGCAGACAACATTTTTTTTATTTTTTCTATATCTCTTTCAAGGGTTCTCTCTGTCGCCTCATCTAAAACAGAGTCGTCAACGACACGAACCAATGATTTATCTAATAGCTTAGTAACATCATCTGCTTTAGATGTCTTAAGGTTTGGAACAATCATGTCATACTCACGGCTAACAATTTTAAAGCCAGCATCAACAGCCTTGTCGCCAGTAAATCCTTTGGGCAACCCTTTAAATTCTTTTATCGGCTTTAGTGCGTCTTCTGTAGCTATGCGGCTATATTGTGCAATAGCCTTTTTCTTTGCGCCACTAAC